ATGTGTATATAAATAAAGATTTACCTGATGCAGTAGGAGAAAGTAGTAGCGCTCGGTTGTAGTTGATTGCATGTTTGATAGCATCAAGTTGATAGTCTCTATAATCAATCTTCTTCCCCTGACTATGTGGATCGATGTATTTACACAACTCTTTTTAATTATTATCTGTAAAATTTTTGTCTGTTAAATCATTTTCAAAGGAGAGTTCATAACCATTTTTATCACAGAAAAATTTTAATTGATTTAGTAGTCCAACATACAACTTACAATTGGTTGGATTGAACAATCGTATTTTACCATCCCAATACTTATTTTTATATGCAGGCATAAATTCGGCGCCAGGGACTTTAAATGTGAAGTAGTCCACAAGTTCCTTTAACATATGAAGTTCGTCTGCGTCTACTTGCAAGTAAACCTCATTTAATTTAGCAGCATAAAATTTAGACATTAATTACCTTCTAACCACTTTTTCCAGTCTATGTAATTTTTTATAGTCCATTTCTTTTGGTCTATTAATATGTCTAGCGTCTTACTAATTAAATCTAAAATTTGATTTTGAAGTAAAACATTTTTCTTTAACTTTAAAACATCTGGATCACTATCCATCCAAGAACCAACATCAGATTTAAGAATTTTCGTTCCTTCTATCTGCCATCCTTTGGATATGATTTCATCTTCAGACATCTTGCCTGTATAGTATTTCATTTTATCTCCGACTAATTTTTTATAGTCGAGTTCAATAAACTGGAGTTTTGTCTGATTTACTTGTTGGTAGGTCATCCACTTACCAATTAGATTCTGATTGTGAACTAGTTCGTCTTCTAGTCTCAGAAAATCAATCTTAACATCCTTTTCGGACTCTTTGGTAAGTTCTGCTATTTTTGATAATAAGTTAGAGTATTCACTCATAATAAAAAATCCATTCAATTAATAATTATTTATAATCGTTCCACCACATAGTTTCTGTATTGAAAATCTGCCTGTGCGACTGGTGGGGCCGACTCTGTTGCAGATGTTGTTAATGGGATATCTCCAATAGAGATTGGAAATGCATCTTTAAATGTGACTCTTATAATTGGTTGCTCTTGATTATTATTTACAAGAATTGTAAGGTCATCAAATACAGACTTTAAGTTAATTCTTTTTGCGTTTTGAAAGCTTCCATATTGTTGAAAATTTTCTGGAAATCCAAGAGCGGTAATCCAGTCATAAACTTCCAACCAGTTTTTCATATCTTCATCTACTGTAAATGAAATACCCAAAGGAGAATATACTAACTTATCTCCTGGCTCTTTTCTTGCAACGAAAGGAGTTTCTGCAATTGCTTCTCCTAACTGTATGCCAGGCAAAGTTAATTCTTGTACATATGGGCCTAATGATGGACATATATTACTATTAAATGTAAAGTTTTGTGTATTTAAAAAATTTACAGAATTTGATACAAGATCCATTGTAATCTCCTTTTCACCTAATATTTATGCCAAAAAAAGGGGGAGTAAAACTCCCCCTAAGTACTATCAATCTATTTTATAGTTATTATACAGAATTGATATTGTCTACACGGAAGATTCTGTAGTAGGTATTTGCACGAGCTGTAAGAGCACCGCTACCAACTGTTGTACCTTCTGCATATGGGTTAGCAACCAATCCATAACGAGTCTTGAACCCGATTTTTGGTTGGAAACTGTTCTCACCAACCGCACGAACCATCTGAAGTGGAACATATGGGCAATAGAAGAATCCAGCGTCATATGGAGATGTACCTCTGAATCCAACCATTACGAAGTCGGTGTTGTTTGCAGACGAGAAGTATGGGTCAATGTATACTTTGAAACGTCCGTTAAGTGTTCCAGCAAATGTCGAACCAGTGTCATCAACATTCAAACCTGTTGACATTTGTGGGTTGTAGTCAAGAAGACCTGCCATTGCAAGTGCGGAAGCAACGTCTGAAGAACAAACGATTACGTTACCCTTACCACGGCGAGTTTCTTTAGCAATTGTGTTTGCTTCTCTCTCAATGTGGAACATAAGTCCTTTGAACTTCTCAACAGACCAACGTCCGTCAGCGTCTGTTGCAAGGTCATAAACACCTGTGTTAGTTACTTGAGACTGAGCACCAAGTTTTGCGATACCGTACATTGTACGAAGAACTTCACGGTTAATTTCTGCAGTGATTTCTGTAGAAAGAATTGTTGAAAGTTCTGCTTCTGCATCAAGTCCATGAACTGCTTTCAAGTCTTGTGAAAGTTCAGTTGTGTACTCAGCTTTCAATGCTCTTGTTTTCGCAGTTACTGATACTCTCTCAATTGAGAATGCCATTTGGTTGAAGTGACCGTCTGCAGTCATTGTAGAACCGTTACCTAACAATTCACCCTGTGCAGTTGCACCAGCGACACCAGTTGTTACTGTTGAACCAGTTTCATCCAATGCACCAGTAGCAATAACAGCACCAGCAAATGGATCTGTACCTGAGTGATTTGGTCCTGCAACATCACCAGAAAACTCTGTGTTAGCTTCATCGAATGATGCTTCTGTACCAGTCTGAGAAGAATAACGTGAACGCATCGCAAAGATAAGTCCAGTTGGTCCTGTCATTGGTTGTACACCACAAAGGTCATATGCCATTAGGTTTGGTGCAGTTCTACGAAGCATCGAAATGATGACTGGGTCTGCATACTGGATATTACCAGAAGCAGCACCTGTAGGTGCAACACTTGTTGGTGTTTCGTTAAGTTGATCCAAAGAAGAACGTCCTAAGGCGTTTTCCTTGATTGTGGCTTGTTCTGTATTCTCAAGAAGAATAGCAGTTACTGCCTTTCTGTATGGGTCTGTAATCTCGGCATGTTCACCATGGTCAAGAACAGGTGCCCACTTTTCTTTTAACTGTTGAACAAAGTTCTCGTTATAGTCGTGCATTTTTTTCTCCTTAAATAGATAATGTTTGTTCTATAATATTATTTATAAAATTTTAATCTTTAGGTTTATTTAGTGCTCTCGCATAAATATCCATAACCGATTGAAATTTATTTTCCTCTTTAACCACTGGCGAATCCTCTACAGAAGTTTCTAATGCACTCTCAGCGAGAATACTTTCGCTTTCCACACTTGTTTCAGATGGAAAATAATTATCTCTGATCAATGTAATCTTATTTCTCATATCATCGGCGTTCACGAAATCAACACTTTCAGAAAGTGTTCTTACTTTTTCAACCTGTGAAACTGTAAGACCTTCTGTTACATCCTTTAGAATGATCTCGGTCTCTAGAGATTCAATTTTCTTTGTCAATTCGATATTTTTTTGAACTGACTCATCTAATTTTGTCTCTTTTTCCTCAAGAGAAGATAACGCATCCCCATAAAGGTCAATTTTATCTTCTGGCACATCAACATAATTTTCCTCAAACAGAGTTTTGAGTCCTGACATGAAGTTTTCCATAACTTCTAATTTCAGTTTGTTTTCAACGGCGAGTTTATTTTCTTCAACCCACTCTTTAGCGACATAAGTAAGATACTCATTCACTTTTTCTGAAATATCTTCACGGATATGAGAAACTTCCTCATGAAGTTCTTTTTCATAATCTTCATACATTTTTTCCAACTGTTCGTTTACTTTAGCAACTACAGCTGCTTCGAAAATGGTTTTAACTTGTGACTGGAACTCTTCAGTAAGTTCTTGTCCAGCAAGCATTGCATCGACATCTTCTTTTACATCGATATCTTCTTTGGCGACTTTGTAAGATGCATTCATTTTTTTCTTAGGAGATTCTTTGACTTCTTCTTCGTCTTCATCATCCTCTTCATCATCTGCCATTTCTTTCTTAGATGATTTAGACTCTGCGACTTCATCTTCGTCTTCTTCTTCATCATCTGCCATTTCTTTCTTAGAAGATTTAGACTCTTTCTTTACTGATTCCTCAGCTTCGTCCTCTTCTTCTTCTTCGTCTTCATGGGCATCCTCTTTTTTAGAAGCTTTTGCCTCAGTGACATTTTCTTGATCTTCTTGAAGGTCGTCAATTAGTTCTTCAACCTGAGAATCAATCTCTTCGGCTTCAGAAGCAACAACTTCTTCAATCATATCTTCGTTTTTTAAATCTTCCATTTTGTTTCTCCTTAGAGTTTTAATTTATATTTATTTATAATATTTAAAGTTTTGACACAAAATCTTTGAAAACTCTCAGTTTTGTTTCTTCTAATTGTTGCCTTTTGGCCTTTTTGAGAGAGTCTTGGTATTCTGCAATTTGAGCTTCTCTAATAATACCGTTGTCCCAAACCCACTCTCTACCTTCCATAATACCCTCTACAAATGCATTGGGCGCAGAAGGGTCTGCAACGATGTCTGCGGCGGTTGCAAGATAAAAATCATCTTGAACAACATTTGCACCACCAGACTGTTTTACACTACCCATACCTCTAGAAGAAACACCTAAAGATGCACCTTCTTTAATAAGGTTATTAACGATAGCACCATAAGGAGTGTCTGTCATAATTTTTGCTTTGCCAACAAAATTATCACCATCTCTCTTAAGCTCTTTAATCATATGGGAAACTCTTTCCAGATTGATAGTCGGGCCTTCTGGGTGTCCAAGTTCTCCAAATGCTCTATTTTTTTGAATGTAGTTTTCGTTATATCTCTCAACTTCTCTTTCGAGAACTTCTGTGGGATACACTCTACCATTTCTATTTTTGACATTTGATTGTAAGAAAATACCTTCAATAAAAAGGTCTTTTCCTTTGGATTCTACCAGAATGTCTTCAACTACTTCTGTAATTAGTTTCATAGTCCTGTCCTTCTTTGAAGTGATCTTCTTCTACGGAGATTTGCAACATTAACCTTGCCTTTTCTTTTTCTTGCGGAACGAGTGTTTCTAATACTCATTTTTCGCATATCGCCTGGATTAATCTTGATCTCTCTCTTGTTAATTACTTTATAACCGGCCTTATCAGACACATATTTAATTTTTCTCTTACCTTTTCTAATGACTATTTTTCTTTTAACAGCTTCATCTAAGTCATCTTCCAAGAATTCTAAAAAAGAATGCATCTTTTAAACCCTTTTAATATTTATTCTTCACTTTCAACATCACTATGCGCTGGATTATTAAACATTGTTTTTGCAAAATCCTGCTTGTAATTGTCGATTTCTTCCTGTCTCTTTGCATCAAGTACTGATTTAATATTATCAGCAACAACGGACGCTTTGCCTAAAACAGAATTGTCTACAATATCTATTGTTTTATTATTTATATTATCTTCATTCTCTGTCATTTAAAAACCCTCATCTTCTTTTGGTTTACCAAAAAGCGGATCATCCGCCTCTTTCGTAATTTCATCTTTCATATTTTTAATTTCGTCATCACTGAGTTTTAGAATGTTTCTCTGCACCCAAGTATTAGAGTAGTATTTACCGATTTGATCTGCCATCTCACCAGCAAGTGTAATTCTATCTCTAATCATTTCAGAATTTTTAATTTCTGAATAATATGAATCTTGTGTAAAATCAAAAATCAATTCTTGTGATATTGATTTCCACTCTTCTGATGTAATCACACCTTTCAAAATCAATTGTGTCTTAAGTAAGTCTAAAAATAAATTACTAAATTGATTTCTAAGTCTAACGATAAATCTGTTAAATTTATATTCATCTCTAGAAATTTCTGTCGCTCTTCCCAATGCAAGAGACTGATCTGGTTCTAATCTAGATGCAGGAACATTTAAAGATTTATATAACTTTTTCTGGAAGTATAGTACATCTTCCATCTCCCCAAGATTTGTTCCGCCAGGCAGAGTCTCAATTTCTGTACCCCTACCACCTTCTCTTCTAGGGAACCAAAAATCTTCCAACATAGACATATGTTTGCGTTCATCCTTAATTTCACCAGTAGATGAATCATACGCAACTTTATTCTTATATCTATTCATAATGTCGGCGATATATTGTTCCGCCTTCACTTTGGGAAGATTGCCAACATCAATGTAGAAAACTCTTCTTTCTGTTGCTCTTGTCCATCTGTATATTACTACAGAATCTTCCACCATTTTTAGTTGGTTCAATGCCTTGATTGCTTTATGTAGATACCCAATTGTATAATTTCTTTTAGCGTCTTTTAGTCCAGAACTCACATATGCAATCGCATCAGGAGAAATGGGAATGCCTGTGGTTTTATCTGCACCATTAATGACACCCTTTTCATTATACAAATAAAATTCTTTTACTGATTTGATTAATGTTGGCCCACCAGGCTTTTCGTCCTTTTCTACTTCTTTAACTTTTTTGATAGTGCGTGGGTCAATTTTTCTGAGTTCTTTGATACCTTCTTTTGGTTTATTTTCATCAATAATGATATGGAAATAAAGTCTTCCATCTATATACCAAGAACGAAAGATATCGTATCCTTGATTTTTAAAATCAAGAATATTTAAAACGTTATTGAATTCTTCTGTGATTTTATTTTTTACAGTTTCTGTTTGCTCAAGATTTTTAGTTAATAATTTAACTGGATAATCATCCGTTTCATTAACTATTGCTTCAGAAACAATATCGTCAATCGCAACCTCGACTTCTGGATAGATTGACATATCTCTATATCTATCGATAAGTTCTTGATCGCTTCTTGCGGTATTTTCTAAATTTAAAAATGTGCTGTAAAAATTTGAAGAAACTTCTAGAGAGTCTTCATCATTCGCCCCACTTGGTGGGACGAATGATTTAAGATTTTTGTTTTCCTCTCCAGTCTTTAGAAGAGTGAAGCCAAATAATTTAATTTCCATACTATATCCAACTCTTTAATTATTTAAATTAAGAAGTTACAACGTTATCGTGCTGCCAATAGTCATATGCGAATGTTGCTGTAAATTCTTCCAACTGATCGTTTGCGTCCCAAGAAAGTTCTACTGCACCTAGTTCAGTTGGGAATAATCCTCTGAACTCATAGCGAGCGATAACACTTCCTTGTCCATCCTTACCGTAGTGTTCTACAAATGCGTTTGATTTGTAGGCGGCAAGAGAATTTGATGCAAACTGTTGTGTATTCAAGTTATGCTGATTGATTGCGTTCATCCACTGTTCTAATGAATTTCTTACTGCAAACTCTTCAGTATTAATTACTGTAACAGTCCATGGTTCAAATGTTCTATTACCAGCAACCCTTACCTGTCTACCAAAGTAAGGGACATCAATCTGAGCGATTGTTGCTGAAGGAATCTGAGCAGCCCTTACAACGAATGCAAGTTCTGTTGGGGCGGCAGCACCTACCCCAGCAGGAAAATTCATTCTAACTCTAAATAAGTTAGGACGAGCGCCACCATCTGCAAAGTTTGACTTAAATTGTTCTATGTTGAATGCCATTGTTTATTTTCTCCTGTTTTCTAATCTATTTATATTAAACTGCACCAACAATTTCATCAAAATCAACACCAGTTCTAACTGCAACAAAGTTGAGTTGAATGAAGTTGATCGATCTTGCAGGTTTAATGTAGATGTCACCCACGAATTGATTCTGATCAATCACTTCGGCAGTGTTGTTTGTTTCATCACAAACTACTCTGAAGTCGTAAATACCTCTTCTTCCTTGCACTTCACGCAAGAATGGTTCGATGAGAGATGTAAACTGTGATCTAGTGAACTCATCATTGAACTCAAACAGAGTGAACTTGGCAGCAGCAGCAATAGACTTTTCAAGTACAATAAACAATCTTCTAACATTGATTCTACTAAATGCAGAACTCTTGGTAGTGAATGTCTTGTCACCAAATAATACTGTTCCCTGTCCAGAGAAGTTAACGACTGGATTGATTGCATTTTTATACAACGAATCTCTGTCTGCTTTGTCTTGTGTTTGAAGTGTTTTAACAACATTTTTGACATTACCACGGTTAAATCCAGCAGGAGAATACCATGCATCTCTTTCTTGTTCACTTCTAACCATCAAACCAGCAACATCTCCATTGAATGGAACCCAACGGAACTTGTCAGCGTACTTATCATACTGATATTTATAGTTCGAATCTACAAATGCATAGTTATTTGAACCAACACTTCTCCAGAATGCGATTTGTGCATCTGAACTTCTTGCATTTGCATCAGTAACTACATCTGCATATCTTGGAGACAGACATGCAACCGTATCTTTTCTATCAGAAGCAACTTGGATAAGTTTTGCAGCTGCAGCTCTTGCAGCATCTACACTAGATGCAATTTCAAGTGCTTCACCAGCAAGTAAGAAGGCGATGTCAACATTTTCAGAATCAGCAAATAGATCTGTTCCGTTAGAGAACGCACCAGTAGTAGGTGCAATTCCGTTTCTACCGTTTCCAAACTCTCTTTCAACATATTGTTCTGCACCAGTTGCGGAACCTGTTGTATTAAGTCTTGCAAAACTTGTCTTTGTTAGTGTAATATCTTGACCCCAATCGGTAGTACCTGTTGGATGGTTAAGGACATAAACATAATTAGACAAATTATTAATACGGTCAACATAATAGATGTTTGTACCATCTTCTGTCTTACCGTTACTTGCTTTTGACATATTTTCTAAAACTTCTACTACTGTTTCACCAGCAGGAGACATTTCAGTAACAACGATTGAAATACCTTGTGAATCATTAGTTACTGGGTCAACAGTATTATCATCAGCATTCGGAGCACCACTAAGAACTGCAGCAATTGATGGTTCGTTGATTACAAAGTTATCATATGAAGATTCGTCTACAAGATAAATTTTGTATCTATTACCAACGGCACCAGAATCTTTAAATGCAAATTCGTGGCCACTAAATCCAGCATTACCAAACCCAAGTGCGTCAAACGCATCTTTGTTTGGAAGATATACTGTTGTACTAAATGTATATGTTGTTTCTTCTGGTAAGTTTGTTCTTACAACGATGGCGTCACCACCAGCAGGAGCGGTTGCAAACAAGATTCTTGTTCTATCTCCAACCAAACTAAATCCATTATTTGTAGCACCTTCTGTGTATGGAACACCATTAACAGTAACCTCTACAGTTTGTGTCGCAGTAACAGCTTGTCCAAGTGTAAATGAACGTCTTGCAGGAACAGTAATAGTTACTGTTTCACCTGTAAGTGGTGCATTTGAAAGGAAAGTAAAATCTGCACTATTCGCAGCGATACTATAGTCTGTTGCAGCATATACACCATCAACATCATTTGTTGCAGCGATAGATTGATTTTCTACTGCATATGTACCTGGCGCATTTGACAATGTGAACACAGTTTGTTGTGCAACATTAATTACAACTTGGTCGTTTGCATCTGCGAACAATTTAATTGCAGTGTTTGCAGGAGCAGCTGCGGTTGCAGTATTTTCAAACTCATCTGGCATATACCAAACTTTATAAATGTTACCACCAGCGACATTTGGAGAAAGTGTATCTACTGAAATATCAACAGCAGAACCAGCAGTATTTGCTTGGAAGTCAAAAGTTGCAGAAAGTCCGATTGTTGCAGCATTTACAGATGCAACATAATAAATCGTTCCGTCTGTAAGACCTACTGCGGCACCAGCATTTTCTACATACACAACTGCATCACCAACTTGGAAACCATGGTCTGCGTTATCTAAAGTAACAGTATCGTTTGTGTCAGAAGTCAGTGTAATTCCACCACCATACTTTTGGAAGAAGTATGCAACGGCGACTCCATCACCATTATATGTTCCTGCATCAGCGATTTCTGCGTCAGAAACTCTGTCGTATACTGGGTAATAAAAACCAGAACCAAGATTTGTTGTTGCTGCACCAACTGTAGCACCATCCGCTGAATGGATGTAATATGGCCCAGAGTTTGCAGTTTGTCCAACTGGTGTTTCAAATGTAATTGCTTGTCCAGATAGAGAGTAACGTGCTGTTGGAACGAGTCCACCAGAAGTTTCATTTACACCTCTTACGGAAACTTGAACATCTGACCCAGAGAGAATGCGAACTGGAGTATCAGTACCAGCTGCGGCGCCGGAACTAGTAACTAGTGCGTTACCAGTATCCTGTCTTGGTAAAAGATAGTTTCCTGCACTATCTGCAGTTGTATGTAAATCAACACTTGCAGTTGGTGCTGTGGTACTAACTGCATAAGTGAATGCTTGTGCAGATGAACCAAATACTGTATCAGTTGTTGAAGACTGTCCAGTAAAATTGTCTGTTCTTGCAGTTGCAACTGTTGCAGCGGCAATACCAGATATTGCGTTTTTAATTCTATTTGCGTCATTTGAATCATCATCATTCGCAACTCTAACAACTTTCAATGAATTTGAATATGAAAGGAAGTTAGCCGCTGTGAACCATGATCTATAGTTGTCTTCAGCTGGATCGCCAAAGTGATATCTCAATTCTTCAACGCTACTTACGGTTACGATTTCGTCAATTGGGCCTTTACTAAACCTACCAACCAAACCACCAGTATTGGTGGCTAATGCTGGAACACTAGTAGAAGCATCAATCTCTGAAATGTTAACGCCAGGACTTACTTGGAATGCCATTTTTTATCTCCTTTAAATTATTTTATAGTGTATTTTCTATTTATTTATAAAAACAACAAATTCACCTAATTACCTAATTGGTGTCTTCTGTAGTCCATCTGTCTCCATCAGCATCAACAAAAGATTCGAAATCATAACTGGATGAAATAAATCCAAATGGTAACATATTTTCCTCAATATTTCTTAACCTCTCCTCATAAATTTCGTTTCTTGTGTCAATATCAGATAATTCTTTAAAATAGTCATCAGTTGTCATCCAAGAGAACAAAATTAATGTGTCCACCAAATCGTCATTTTTACCAACATCTGCTTGATATTTATGACCCTTCGAAATAAAACTTGTTAATTCATTGATTGTATCAAAATCTTGTATTAAAATTTTATCTTCCTCAACTAAACTCTTAAGATTTAAACATCCTATTTTTTTAGTTGCCTTTGTTGTTCTAATTCCTAGTGTAGTTCCGCCTCTTCCACCAAAGCCTCCACTAACACTTTGACCTTTTCTTGTGTCGTTGTGAATACTTATCATATTTTCATATTCTAACTCATGATATAAGATGTCCGAAACTTGTTGTCCGACATCATTTACTTCTATCAAAACATAAGAGTCATTATATATCTGACACATCTTTTTGATTACAGTAGGATATACCATAGGAGGAATTAAATTCGACCTAAAAACTGCAACCTGTTTATACGGAACTTCAGACGCATCAAATATAGAGAATGCAGAATAATCTAATCCTCTACCTCTAGATACATCTACTGTAGTAAAATATACTCTTCCTTCTCTAGGCTTCTCATATATTTTTAGACTTCCATTTTCTAATTTCTCAAGTGGATTTCTATATGCCAGAGTTTTTAATTTTGTTGGACTAATTAAAGTATTTGAACTTCCTAAAAACTCAGTTTCAAATTCTTGTCTGAACTGTTCTTCAGATGTATTTTTAATTGTTGTTTTTTTCCACTCCTCATCCCTGCCTGGCACTTCACTCCAGTGTACAGAAATAGGATTATATGTATTTCTTCCTTCTTCTGCATCAACCCACAATTTATAGAAATGATTCATTCCTTGCGGAGTTGATACAATAAGAACTTTAGTTGATTCACCAGATGAAATTGTAGGATACACAGAATTAAAAAATTCCTCTGCAATTTCATTTGGAACGAATGCGAATTCGTCCAAGAAAAGAATATTAAAAGAACCACCACGAATTGCACTTGATGATGTTGCAGCTGCAAGTACCTTTGCACCGTTCTCTAATTCGATAGAACCTTTATTCCAAACCATCACGCCTTGTTGTAACCATTTTGGAAGATTCTCGTATGCTCTTTGTAGTCTACTTAATAATTCCCTTGCAGTGGCAAGTTTGTTTGCAAGTAATGCAACAGAAACATCTTTGTTGAAAAGAATATAGTGAAGAAAGAATGCAATACATGTAATAGACTTACCAGACTGTCTCCCAATTTTACAAATAGTAAATCTTTCATCATGAAATGATCTAATCATCTTTTCTTGGAATGGATATAGGTCAAAGTTTACCAAACCCTTGTCAACATTGACAATCTTCATATATGTCTTAATAAAATGTACAGGGTCTTCCATACACTTGACATATTCTGCGGCCTGTTCTTCAGTCCATTCAATCTCAACCCCAGCTGCTTTTAGATTGGGGTTGTTGTGATATACTTCACTCATCAGTATCTTCTTCTCTATTTTTACCTCTTAGTCTTTCTAAGAGTTCATTGGTACTTCCAACCAATATTGCGTTATTCACTACTTTTTGTGGAACTCCACCGTCTTTAGTGTTTTCTATTTTATTCATTGTCAATTGAAGTTCTATTAAATCTTTTGCTAAATCGCCAGTAGTTTTCAAAAGTCCTGCAGTCACTTCATATGCTCTGGGATGTTCACTTTCCCTTGCAATCATCATCAAATTTTGTAAAGATTCTTGTCCCATAGAAACTAAATCTTTTAAAAGTTCTCTGTGATATTGATAGTCTTCTTCAATATCTTCGTTTCTAGATTCTTTGTCTTTATAAATTTCTACATTATTTTTTTGACGCTCTATTATTTCTTGTGATTTCTTTTCTATTTTGTTATCGATTTCAAGAAACTTACTTAACTGCTCATCATCTAGTTTCTTCATTGTTATTCTCCAAAGTCTTCATTAAATGTGGTCAAAAATTCATAGTTATCTGTTTGAAGTGCATTACTAGGGTCAGTTGTTACTGTTGCTTCCGCATATGTTACTTCTGAACTATCTAAGTCGCCCACTGTTGCAGTACTTGTTCTAATGATTTTTTGTTCTCTTGGAACACCATAGAAAAATCCATTTAATGTAAATTCTAATGTCCACAGAAGCGCTCTTCTAGATAGAAAGTCTCCTTCATAATCATCCTCATATGATACAGAATTTAATGTCAGTCCTGTATCACGAATTACACTTAACTCATTCGCTTCTTTTATTGGTATATTAAAGGTAGGAGTAAAGTATGGTAATATCTGTTCTACTATTTGAGTTGCGTCATCCGCATTTTTTGCCATGACTGTTAGAGTGAATCCAATATCATAAGGGACTGGATTATACACATAATTTTTAGTATTCGGGTCTGCAGAATTTGGTCTAGACATTTTTTGTGTCTTAGAAAATTTTCTTTCTGGTGCGTATGTAAATCCAGAAATTTCAAAGCTCATTCTAGGCAAGGTGATTGCAACAGAATCTCCAAGATTTCCTGCTGGTTGATTTATTCTTGCCAGATATTTTTGTGAAGGGCCGTATGCAAGGGGAACCTTAATCGTTTCCAACACATCTCCATTGGCGTTTCTTCTATCGATAGTAATATCATCGAATATAGAACCAAATGCAATAACATAGTTTCTAATTGTACTTCTATAATATGGACTATTACCTAACATTAGTAATCCTCACTGAATGGGTTTCCAACGGTAAAGTCGATAACCTTTTCTACATTTGAACTTGAACCAGTGAATACTGTGTCTTGTCCAGAAGTTCCATCTGTGGTGTCTGTTGTCTTGTTTTCTGTATATACAATTTGTTGCGTTGCGCCCAATAGATAATTCGCACCACTGTCTCTACCAACAGTATTTGTGTTTTGTGCAAAACTCCCTGTGAGGTTTGAAAGTTTCAAAACCTTAGTTCCAGAATTCCAAGTTTCTACTGTACCTGTTGCTGTTGCTGAATCGAAGTTTGCACCTTGATATACTATTTCACCTACGGTAAATTCGCCAGTTCCAGTACCCAAAGTTAAATCAACAGTAACAAATGTCTGTTGTTGAATGTCATCAATCTCATCAATTCCTGTATTAAACTTCTCACTTGAGAATTCGAATGATTCTGTAGATAGTCTATAGACATATCTTTTGCCTAATTGCCAGAATGCAACTTCGTCTTCTACAAATTTAATTTCATAAACTTTATCTTGTAGAGGCCAGTATACTAAATCGCCTTCTTGTGGATATTGCATAGTGGATTCTTCTTCCCACCTTTTAATAGATACAATAAGATTTAATTGATCTCTAATCTCTAAACCAAACTTTGATAAGAAGTCGCCCTCTCCTTGGAAACCATCTGCATCTTCAATATACATTTCAATAGAGAACGCATCATTGAATTCGGATATAGTTGACTCGTTAAAAACAGTATCTTCGTTTACATCAGTTCTTTTCAGATAATACATATCCTGCCCGTGAATCTGAATTGATTCAGCAACAAGATTTTCTGTTAAGGATTGCTCTGGTGCAAATGATATAGTGTTAAAATACTGATTTGTAGCCATATGACTATCCCACCATAATGTCTACAGGAAGTTCATAACTTAAAGACATTTCTTGTTCCAGTTGTTCTATTTCTTGATTTGCTTCATCAAGAATTCTGGAACCGTTGAAGGTCACACCTCCAGGCATCGAAATGCCTTCGTACTTCGATAAATTCTCTCCCCATTGTTTTTTAATCAGTGCGGTTGCATATCTTTTTAACCATCTGTCATTCCAAACATCTGTATAAACATCAGGGTCAAGAACCCTCATCGCTTCTACGATAATAAACTCACCAACAACTAGCGCTTCATCCCAATCAATATCAAGATGAAGTTGGTTTTGGTGTCTATTAAATCTGATAGGAACTTGTCCAGTAATCATATCATTGACTAACTGAATATGACTTTGAGTCAATTCATATGATAACATCTCTGTACTTCTTAAATTATAAACATCATTTAAGAACATTTGATATCTAACATCAAACATGTTTGTACTGTGACTGAATTTTTCGTAAAGAGGAATTACTCTTTTAACTCCAATTACTAAGTCATTAATAGGAATATATCGATTTGTAATATCGTCTTCAGTTATTTGGTGCTTGAGAAAAACATCCTCTACCGCATCAAAATGATAGTCACGATAAAACTCTAGTGCATCGTCTACACGATCTTCTACTTGTTCATCTGCGACATTTATTTGAATAACTGGAGAACCTAGTTTTCTAAGACAATATTCTTTAAATTCAGCTCTAGATGTAACTACGGCCATGTCATACCTCTCTTTTGATATGACTATTTATATGTTTTTTAAGTTAACCTTTTAATGGTTCTGTGGGTGGTGTAAAGTTTGCGGTATATCTTGCGAGTCCTTTAGTGATACGAACGTCAGACATATATCCTTGAAACAACTCTGTGTTGTCGGATCTACCGCCTATTGCAAGAGCGGTAGAATTATTATATACAGATCCACTTATAGTGGTACTATAACTGCTTACGCCATCTTTATAAACTGTCCAAGTATTCCCGCTTCTAGTTAAAGCTAGGTGATACCAAGTGTTTGTTGAAAGCGCACCAAAACTATTACTAACAGCCCAACTAGTTCCATTTGTAGATCCGTATAAGTAACCATTGCCATTTGAATTTCTATATAGAGCGAACGGAGAATAAATGCCGGAAGCGCCTTTGCCGACTAGGATCTGCCAAGTGCCTGGATCGCCAGTACAATAAACCCATAATTCAACAGTGAAATCAGCACTCCCCATTTCATAAAGATCATTATCAGGACTCGTTATATAATCTCCAGTTCCATCAAAATACATTGACTGTGAACCAGCAAACTTAACCTGAGTCGTTGAACCAGTAGCGTTTCCAAAGAGTTTTAGATTACTACTTTGGGACTTATCTATAATCGAAGCGTCTGTGCCTTGGATGTGTAACACCGATCCAGTTGAAGATAGAGGAGCAGTTGGTGGAGTAAATTCGTCAGTATAGTGTTCTGTTGGTAAAACCCTAATATCAGAAATATATCCTTGATAGTAATTCCCTGGCGATCCACCGTTTGCTGCATCAAATTCTGTGCCTATAGAAAAAGTACAATTTGATAATGCGGTGCTTGGTGACCAAGTTTTAGTTTTAGAAAGCTGGCCGTTCATATATATTTTAAGAACAGTTCCATTGTAGACTACTGCAAGATGGTTCCATGCATTGTTCTGTGCCTTTATGCTATAATTTTCGTCAACTCCAACATTCCACGTGCCCGTAGTCGCAATAAAAATATTAGCGCCGGATGCAACGGTATTAACACCAAAAACAACATCATTAATCGTTCCCCCAGTAGCTGGAGCAGCTCTTGATGGATTAACCCATGCTTCCATTGTCCACGGATCAGTAGTTGAAGTAAATCCATCAAGTGCCGTATCTGCCCGTAAATAATCGCCACTCCCATCAAAATAAACAGACCCGCCGTGATTA